AGGCCGGGAATTTTTTTTATAAATTAATCTTGTAAAAGAAACTAGATACTGGTAACTATTACCTTACGAATTGGGGCGCATCTGTTTGCTCCCCGAATACGACAAATTGGGCACATCTGTTTGTGTCCGAAAACACCTTTAAATAACGGAGATATATCCATGTCTATCGATTTTGAACCACTCGACCTCAATTCCATTCAGAAAGAAGTCAAGAGAATAAACTCAGGCGAAGGCTCTGAAAACGAGTTCATGCAACAGTTTGTAAGAATGCCAGAGCGTGACGGTTTTGTTCTGATGAGATTTCTTCCACGCAAGAAAGGCCAGCAGTTTTTCTGCGCCACCAGGATTCATACGCTTACGAATCCAAGCACTGGAAGAAAAACGCAATATCATTGTCCAAGGGAACTGACTAGGGATGCTAATGGCAAGGAGGCGTGGCGTGGCGATTGCATAATCTGCAGTCTTTACCACAATCTTTGGCAGAAAAGCGAAAGATTAAATGGCAAGGATCAGGAGAACATGCAAAACCAGGCTCGTGATCTAAAGCCGCTTGAAAGGTATTACTACAATGTCATCGTTCGATCCGAGAGTGATGGCAAGGGCGGCACTCTTAAGAATGTCGGGCCAAAAATCTACAGCTGTGGCAAGCAAGTTCACGCCAAGATCATGCTCGCAATCAATGGCGATCAAGTTTCTGGAGAAAAAGAGCTTGGCGACATCACAAGGCCAGACACCGGCCGTGACTTCCGTCTCGTCAAAAAAGTTGTCAAGAGTGGCGCAAGGGAGTACCCAAACTATGACAACAGTCGCTTTGAGGATCCAAGTGTTGCCGGAACTCAAGAGGAGATGGAAAAATGGTTTGGCAATCTTATCGACCTAAAGATGCTGAGAAAGCTTAAGACCTCAGATGAGCTCAAGCATGCATTGCGTGTCCATTGTGGTATGGTTGTCGAAGAGGATAGCAATGATCTTAATGAGTTCTATGGTCAAGCCACAAGGCAGCCAGCAAAGCCAGCATCATCAACCTTGGCCACGGGCGCTGATAGGATCCGTGACGAGGACATCGCTCCCAAGCAAGCGTCCCAGAAGCCCAAGCAGGCTGATGACGACTCAATGGCTGACGAGGACTTCTTAAAAGAACTTGGCGCCATGTAAAGACCTTGTTGAATTTGGCGTATACACAATGTAATCACATTGTGTATACGCTTTTTTAAAGCATCATTGCAAAAAAAATCAGCGATGAGCCTATGTTTGGCTTGTCTACAAATTTGAATTTTATAACAGAAAATTATCAAGGGGTGAATCATGGCCAAGAAAAAAACAGGCGATGATGACAGTTTTTTCAAGGAACTTGCCAGCCAGACTGGCGGCGACATAGTTGCTGACATAGATAGCGTCAAGTATTTTGTGGACGCAGGAAACCTTGCTATAAATTACATTTGCAGCGGCCGTTTCATGGGCGGCGGTGTGCCAGGAGGCAAGTTGACAGAGATTTATGGGCCAAGCTCATCGTCAAAGTCACTTATTGGCACTAATGTTCTTTTTGGATGCCAGAGGGCTGGCGGCGTGGCCATTCTTGAGGATTGTGAGAATAGCGCAAACAAGGAGTTCATCCAGAGGGCATCGCACTGTGACCTTAGCAGGATAGTGCGTCATACTCCACAGACGCTTGAGGATGTATTTCTTAAGATGTACAAGTCCGTGGATTATGTCCGAACCAAGCGCAAGGACATACCAATAGCTATTGTTTATGACTCCATAGGTGTCAGCCCATCTGCCAGAGAGCTGCGTGAGGTAAACCTTCCGGAGAACGCTTCCAAGGCTGACTTCAAGCGTATTGTGGGAGCCAACGAGCAGCCAGGTGAGCGAGCAAAAATTTGCTCAAGGGAGTTTCGCAAGCTCAACACCGTGATGGAGAAGAATGACGCAACGGTTGTCATCCTTAACCAGACAAGGTCAAAGATTGGTGTCCTTTATGGAAACCCAACGACAACAGCGGGTGGTGGCAATGCATTGCCTTTTTATGCATCTTGTAGGCTTGAAACTGCGACGATGAAGAAGATTGAGTATAGACTGAGTGCCAAGAAAACAAAAATTCTTGGAATCAACATTAGAGTCAAGAATGTGAAGAACAAGACCCATAGACCATACATCTCCACGGAGAACATACAGCTCCTCTTTGATCATGGCATCAATCCAATTAGTGGCCTTCTATCTTGTCTGATGGATGCCAATAGGATCATTGCCAAGAGTGCTGGAAATTTCATTGTTGCGGAGCAGTACTGCAATGGTGAGGAGGTCAAGTTCAAGGCTTCACTTGACAAGAATGAGGTTCCAATCGACATACTTTTGAAATGCCCAGGCATCATTGACGCATCAAGCGAGCAAGAAGTTGTTGATTACCTTGAGCCATACAAGGCAGCCATGGAATTTCAAATAGGTGGTGATGTCATTGAGACTGATGTCGCAACTTCTGATGGGGTCGATGATGAGATCGATTCGGAGATAGATGGCTAGATTGCGGTGAACTTGGTTCGCCCAAGTTTCTTCAGCGTCATGCCTATCTTTGCTATGTGTTTCTTAGCACGGGTTATTTGGGAATAGATGTTTTTCTCATCTATTCCCTTTTTCTTGTAAAGGCTCACTATCTGCTTGGTGTCCACATGGCGACGCCTCTTGAGTGTCCCTATGATTTGCTTAAACACTATGTTTGTCTTGAAATTTGACACTGGTATTTTTCGCAACACCTTGTAGGCGAAGTCGCCTTGTTTTTTGTTGGTGTCGCATATTTCCTCGGCAAGTCTGTCAAGCGACAGCGACTTCTTGCATTGCGTGCTTACTATTGATAGATCAGCCCCAAACGCCTTGGCGAACTCGATAAGTTGGTTTAGGTTCTTGGTGCTGGTTAGGAACTTTCTTTTGTCCCGAAGGGTTATCATTAGGCAGTTCATGTTTGCTCCGATGTTTGATTATAAATTATAAGTGCCGGTGATGTTCATGGACAACAGTTGCGAAAAACTGAGGCGATGTATGCTCCGCCGTTTTGGAGTGGAGATAGAGGTCAATTCATTTGACATGCGGAATAGACCAATTGGCCATGAGATTGGTAGGCTGCCCTCTGGGATGCATGAGGTGGCTAACATAGTACAGTCCGCCACACGGGAAAGGGTTTATGTGCAGAAATGGGGCAGCAACCACAACAATGACACATGGATTTTAAAGCCAGATAGCAGCTGTGGCATGGAAATATGCACCCCCGTTTGCAAGGGCATGGCTGGCGTCAGGTCGATTTGCGCCGTCGTGGATGCACTTAGCCGAGATGGCCGTGTCTCAGCCGATGACAGGTGTTCACTTCATGTCCATGTCGATGTTCACGACCTTTCTAGCGACCAGATAGCATCCATCATCGCTTGGTGGATAAAGTGCGAATATGCAATGTCGGCAATTGTTCCTATTGGGCGCCGGCGCAACAGGTACTGTCAGTTCATATCGACATCTGATATTGTCATGGACATGGAGGATCCAATGCTTGAAAGCCGTGATCTTATTTCCATGGTTGGCGAGCACAAGTACTTGTCCATGAATACATACCACCTGTGCAATCGTAAGCGTCAGACCATAGAGTTTAGGTTCATGGACTCCAGCGCATGCCTAAATTATCATGATGCAAAAAATTACCTAAAGTTGGTCATGTTATTCGTGGGCGCCGCCATAGACCGTGGCTTGCCTCCAAGTTACAAGCAAGGTGAAAAAATGACTGGATATGCATGGCTTGATGGCACCGATGTTGCGGATATGCTCGGGCTTTTTGATGTGCCCATTTCTGATGGCATGTCTGAGCTTTCCTCATGGATGAAGGGTCGCATATCTGGATGTGAAAATAGAGAGGAAAATGGTGTTTTTGGCTTGTTTTTTTCCAAATCTGCTGGCTGGGATGATTTTGTGTATGCGAACCAGAGTTATGTGGAGCAATCTTTTTCTTTTTCAAAAGATAAGTTTGCCTTCTAACGATATATACAGCATAGAAGGTGCCTATGTCGAACAATTTTAGCAAGACAATGAGTTCGATTGGGGAGCTTAAAAGGCTTGGAAAGCTCCTGATTCCGCATAATTACCCCAAAAGTTTATCGGAGGAGCAGGAGGATGACCTTCTTATCTTTAAGTCAAGAAAGTTCTTGATTGATGGTTATTCCGTGATAGCGCACTACCAAAGGTGCGACTATGACGAATACTTCATGGATGTGCTTCAGCTTTATGGCGACTATAGCACATTTCTTCCAATCAATGTCAATTGCAAGCTTGCAAGGATGTTCCTTGGGGACATGGAGTTGTCCCTAATAGAGACATACAAGGAAATGAAGAAGATCTATTGCTGGACTTTATATCTTGACAAGGACGAAGTGGTCTTGCCGTGCCCAACAAGGAAGAAGGGCAAGATGACCTTCAGGACGCATGGAGGCTTGAAGTACAGCTACATACCGCCAACTAATGTTTACTTCATCTAACTAGCGAGGTGTGCCGTGAGCAAAAATAAGATACAGTCGATGATTGTCGAGCATCTTATGAAGCATGGTCATATACAACTCCTTCTCCCCGACAATATGACCCTTGAGATAGGGATCACACAGGAGAACAACAGTGGCAGTTTTGTCAAAAAGGACGATTACTGCTGGGTTATGGCATCCCGCAATGACAGGACAGCTTGCATTGACGCATTTAATCTTGGGCTTCGCTTTGCCGATGATAATGGCGCCATGATCCTTGAGGACAGCTTTGTCAATCAAGATGGTGAGAGTGTGAGGCGGCTTGATGTGGTTTAACCACAATCATAAATGTTGCCTAAAATTTTTGACAAGCTTAAAATTTCTGTAGTTGATAGAAAGAACTCAGCCGTTCCAACGGCGACCCTCTTTCCATCGATTGGCATGAGGAAGTCCACCCAGACCACAAATGCGTGTTTCTGGTACTGAAACCTGGACACCATGATCTGGGCTCCCTTTTGCTTGTAGGAGGTGTTTGGGATGAAGTCGAATGAATGCTTGTTTTCCTCGACCAATTCCTTGATTTTGTCCAGGAGCGCTTGGGCGTCGATAAACTCAGACCATCGTGCTACCAGCAGCGCTTCGAGTTTTTTTGTTTCAAATATATTCTTCATGTGCGGGGCAGACTATGAAAAAGCATGATCAATTTCTCCGTGACTACTTCTACAGACTATCTGACGAGAATCTGAAGATAATACACAGCAGATTGCACTTCAAGTACCAAGGTGATGTTCCAGAAGTCTTGAATTTTGTTTGCAACAACAGGGACATCGACCGCTGGCTTGTAGGCGCAGACTGCGTGAGTGACTTCTTTGGGATGATAGACTCCATGCAAGAGTCTGTCAACCGTGAGTACATGAAGAGATTTGGCATGCACCGCTAATCTAAAAACAAAGATCGTCCACTAGATACATCAAACACTCAACCTAAAGTTGGAGTTTGATGCATATTTGGTCATGCTCAAGATGTAAGACACATGAAGCTTCCCTAAGGTACAATTCTGGCAAGATGAAGCTGTGCAAGGACTGCCAGAAGTATCAAAACATGAAGGCTAACTGCTCGGTTGACAGAAAAAGAAGCAAACCACCAGAGCTTCTCATGACTGAGACAGAATTCAAATCTTGGCTTCATTCAACCCCAAGAAAATGCCATTACTGTGGCATCAAGGAGGTTGAGCTGAGCGGCATATCCATCAAATCCTCAATTGGCCTCCATGTGGAGTCGCTTGGCATTGACAGAATTGACAACTCCCTTCATTATGAGCTTAGCAACATCGTTCTCTGCTGTTATGCTTGCAACAAGGTCAAGAGCAACCTTTTTAGCCAGTCGGAGATGTTGAGGATTGGCAAGTCAATAGCGGAAATATGGCGCTCCAGAATGCCAAAATCTTAGTGTTGCCACAAAAACCACAAGTGGTAAGATGTCTGTTTGCATTTAGGAGCAACCATGAGCAATGTCATAAATTTAACCGACCAGAACGATCTTGCGCCCACAAGTTCCTACAAGCACGCCAAATGGTCATTTGAAAAATTCAACCCAGTGCAGAGTAGGATCCTTGAGGTGTGCCACGAGGACGCAAACATAATCGTGGCTGCAAAGACAAGTGCAGGCAAGACGGTCATCGCAGAGATGTTTATAGCACAAGAGATCAAGGAGAGGGGTGGAAAAGGCATGTTCCTTGCGCCACTCCGTGCCCTTGCGCAAGAGAAAATAGACCAATGGTGCGACCCAGACTACCATTTCTCAGGCCAGAACATATCCATATGCACGGGCGATTATAGGATAACCCCGCAGAGGCAGAAGGAGCTTGAGCAATCGAACATAATCATCATGACAAGCGAGATGCTCAACCACCGTGCTAGGAACATCAAGTCCGAGAAGAGCAAGTACCTTGAGGACATAGGCACGCTCGTCGTTGATGAGAGCCACCTCTTGACCGTCCCTGGCCGTGGTGAGCACCTTGAGGTTGGGCTGATGAAATTCTCCAAGATCAACCCGAGTTGCAGGATAGTCTTATTGAGCGCCACAATGCCAAATGTTGGGCAGATAGCCGAGTGGATGGCTGGTTCTCTGAATCAAAAGAAGACATATGTGCTTGACTCCAGCTACCGACCAGTGCCGCTTGGCATACATTATGAGAACTATGACGATGATGCTGGCTACTATGATGCCGTGGAGAGAAACAAGATCGATAAGGCGATGGACATCATCCTTGACTATCCGGATGACAAGTTCTTGGTGTTCAGTCACACCAAGCGAACTGGCGAACTTATGACCAAGACCCTTAAGGCCAATGGAATAACTGCCGAGTTCCACAACGCCGATCTTAAAAAAGATGAAAGAGTTTCTTTGGAGAGGCGATTCAAGGCTGCTGGTGATCTCCGTGTTGTTGTTGCGACGCCAACACTTGCCTGGGGCGTCAACATGCCAGCACGCAGGGTCATCATTCTTGGAATCCATCGTGGTAATGAGCTGGTTGAGCCATACAACATAACGCAGATGGTTGGTCGCAGTGGAAGACTTGGCATAGACCCCATGGGAGATGCGTACATTCTGCTGCCAAACTCACAGGCCAGGACCCAGATGGATCGGCTAAAGACACCACAGAGGATTGTTTCAAAGTTGATAGAGGATCCCAAGAATCTTGCTTTTCATCTGGTAAGTGAGATTTATCAAGGTGAGATATCGAATTATGATGACATAAAGAAATGGTATGAGAGGTCACTTGCGCACAACCAGAGCAAACACCTTGGCGACACCATGCTTAAGGTTATATTTGATGACCTCAAGAAGTATGAGATAGTCTATGAGAATGATGGAGTTCTTGAAGTTTCAAGTGTTGGTAAGGTCTCAAGCATATTTTACTGCTGCCCGTTCGATATCGCCTCACTCAGAAGGAACATGTACTTCTTGTTCAAGAGTGGAGATGAGTCAAATGAGCTTAAGGTCGCTGTGGCTCTTGCGAACACATACGGAAATAGAACACTGATAGCCAACACGGCTGAGAAAAGTGAGATTGCCCCATTTGACATAAAGCTACGGCGTGAGCTTGGTTCGGAATACAAATTCCTCAATGAAGGTTGCAAGAAGGCCATCCTCGCATATTACAACCTCCTCAATGGAGTTGGATCAATGGCTTTGGCTGGATTTCAACGAGGCATACAGTCTGATTTTGAAAGGCTTGAGCAAGTTCTTTGTGCCCTTGACACAATGAGTGGAAAATGGGGCAAGGAGAAATTCTTCCATGATCTTGGAAGTCGCATAAAGCATGGTGTTCCGAGTCACCTTGTGCAGCTGTGTCAGATACCAAACATAGGCAAGGTTAGGGCAAAGAAACTGTGGGATCTTGGGTACAAGAATGTTGGCGATGTGGCAAAAGAGGATGTTGCAAAGTTGAAGAAGCTGTTGAACATGAAAGAAGACATCGTTAAGCAAGTTGTCACTGACGCATCAAGGCTTGCCTCTTCTTAGTCTTTTTACCCTCTCGGCAAGTTTCTTTGCGTTAAGGTATCCCTGCACGGTTTTTCCAATTGACCGTGCACGGTAGAATATGGACGCTGGGGCAAAATTGAACGGTGAGCAGATGACCTCAACTTGGCAGTAGTTGCAGCATTTTGCGTTTGGCCCATCCATGGTCAGCGACACAGAGATTGATGTTCCATCCGTTAGATACACACTGCTTCCAGACCCATTTATGTCAAGCACAAAGCTGCATGAGCCTGCCCCATAGGTTGCCGATACGGTGCCATCCCCAACCAGACGAATTGGCGTGTTGGCTGGGTAGTTTGTGGTTGGGCTGCCACCGCCAACAACCTCCAGGCAGCATCCAGTGGTTGTCAGCGTAACCTCGACAATCTCGCACGGAACAGAGCAGCTGTTGTCCAATGCGAACACGAAACCGTCACTGCTTTTTTTGCGTATGGACTCTTTGTTGAACTTTGGGAATGGTACAAATTTCTTGTCTTGGAGGCGTGTTTCCCAGTCATCAGATGTTGAGGCTCCGACATGCATGCCTGGAGGGGCATCAAGCACGCAATCGCAACCCTCAGGGAATTCCACCGAGTAGTCGGATCCAATCTCATACTTGATGGTTACGGATGAGCAGCATGGAGGCGGGCAGCACTTTGTGTCGCATTGGCAGCCGCAGTACGGGTTTGCCTCGACACCATATAAGAATGGGCCAGTGCATGACATATCATTGGCCCTCTGATCCGAAGAAACCCTCGGGATACTCTATTTTGACGACGCCGTTGCCGTCCGTCTTCTGGCCTTTCTCATCCTCAGTCCACCAGCGAACCTGCTTGACATCTATGCCAAGTTCATCCATGTGGCATTTGTCATTCATGTCAACTGGCAGGTGATATTCCCTGCCGTCTATGAGTATTGCCACCTTGCACTCCTTCTTTTCGTGGTTGTAGAGGAGGCAGTTCTTGCAAATTGGTTCTAGTTTCTTCATAAGGCTACCATCGAATTATAAGTGCGCTTGGCACATTAAAAACAGCCCATGCTGTTGATTTGTCCATGATGGTTGTTTATGATTTATAAATGAAATTAATGTGTTGACAATTAGGGGGTATCTCGTCATGCGAATAGTTGGCTTCTCATCCCAGCTTGCCATGGGCAAGGACACAGCCGCAGATTACCTTGCCATGGAGATGAACCGTGTCAAAACAACAGGGCATTGGGAAAGGGCTTCGTTCGCAAATGCCGTTAAGGACACATTTTGCAACGCATTCAATGTCGACAGGTCTTTCATTGAAAAATGGAAGAGGATTGACACGCCGCCACCTGGCATGAGCATGAATGTAAGGAAGTCCTTGCAGTTCATTGGGGATGGCTTTAGGCAGATAGTCCCAGATATCTGGATTGACATCGCACTCCGTGACAGCTCAAGGCAGCTCGTCTTCAGCGATTGCCGATACATAAATGAGGCAAAACACATACGAATGCGTGAGGGGATCAATGTTATCCTTTACAGGCCCAATTACATCAATGACGACCCTAATCCATCGGAGTCGCAGATAAGGCCAATCATAGAGTGGTGTGTCGCAACACAGAGGGATGGCGCCATAAACCATGGGGTTGGCAACGGCCCACCAGGATCAGAGCTTTACGATTTCTTCCTTGTCAATGACAAGGACATAGTTGACCTCCACTACAAAGTCCGTGACCTGCTCATACCCTACATAGAGAAGTCATATTCATGCAGCCGAACCAGCTGACCGCACCGAATTCATTGATTGCGCCACATGTCATGGTTCCAAAGGGTTGGGGTCATGAGGAGTGGGTTTGCAACTTCGATAAGTACTGTGGCAAGTTCCTTGTGTTCAAGCCGCTGAAGAAGTGCTCAATGCACTATCATGTTATCAAGGATGAGGTTCTTTATTGTGACAGCGGCCAGATTGATGTCGTGCATTATTGGAATGACGGCGATGAGGCCGCAACAACAAAGCTTAAGCCTGGAATGTCGTTTCATGTCAAGCCAGGATTGAGGCACCAAATGATTGCTGGCTCAGATGGCGCTAGAATCATAGAATTCTCGACCCATCATGAGGATTCAGACAGCATTAGGATCATCAAGGGCGATTGATCTCGTTGACAGCTCTCTTTAGCTTGCCCATTCCGACCTCTGTCATAACGACGAACTGCCATCCACGCTGTTCGCAGTGATGTTGGCAGGCGGACCACTTTGCGTGGTTTTTTGGAAGTTGGGTCTGGTTGGCGGGCTTGATCTCCCATATCTCGACATGGCCATCGACAAAGTATATGCTCAAGTCTGGGTTGTACTCGTGTCGCTCGCCCTCAAATATGTAGTCAACCTTGAATGGCTCAACATCATATTTGATTACATCTGGAAGGTACTCCAAGCACTCATAGACTTCTACCTCGTAACCACTGCGGTAGTGCATCTCCTTGCCATTCTTGTTTGACATGAAGAATCCTTCCCTGAATCTTGGCTTGCGCTGGTTCATCTTGCCGCTCTTGCGGTCGACATCTTTCCACACGGTAGCCCTCATCTGTCCAACTTTTGGAACCTCTGGCTCTGATGGGTGCTTGGATTTGAAGTGCAGACGGAGATCACGAACTGGAGCCCCACACCGGCCAAGCGGGCATATGACATACTCCCTGCCAAGTTCGTGTGTCGTCTTGATGTGCTCGCTGTACTCTTGGTAGTCCTCGAATGATCGCCCACACACGAAACACTGGAATCTCCTTTTGTATGAGTTCTTCTGGAACGGTAGCGTCATTTTGTTTTTTTCTTTGGTTTATGGAGTATGGACTCAACATCTTCTCGGTCTAAAACCTTTACGCCTTTCATGGCATCTCTGTCAAACATGACTTCGGATTTTTCGCTACCAAGACTTTTCTTGAGATTTATAGCATGAACTCTGACTTCACGCTTTATGACTTCCGATTCGTCATCATCGTTGAGGCAGGCAAATGACATTCTGCCATCCTCTGATGCCCCGTATATTTCCCCATCTTTCTTAAAGAAGAATATGAGATGGTTGTCATCAAGTAGTTTTTGCACCTTCTCATCTCTTTCTCTGAAGGCATCCCATAGATGCTGGGATCGCTTGAATGTCTCTATGAAGTTTTCCATGGGTTGTCCTATATAAGGGTATGAGTTATTTATTCACTGGGTTCAGAAGATTTGTTGAGGAAATGGACGAAACACCATCCAAAAAAGCAGGATCGGAGCCCGATGAGGCCAAGCCGCCAAGTGGCAGCTACATGAAGTCACTTGAGGATGAGTTTGGCATAAAATGGAAAAGCCTCAAGGACATACTTTCATCAGAGCCATGGGTGTTATCCCATTTCACCATGGGTGACCAGACCCATAAGCTCTCTGCTTGGGAGGTTGACCCCGATAGCATCAGCGAAAAGGGAGCTTACATAAGGATAAAGCCGACCAAGGGCATGAGGGATTACTTCAAGGATGGCTCTATCAATAAAGGCATGCCAGACACAGATAGGTATTATGTGACAAGAAAACAGCTTGAGAAGATGCTTACTACAGCTTGGGTTCCGCAACAGCCAGCTGGTGATATGGGAGCCATGGGAGGGCCACCATTATGATTTCATTCAAGAATTGGTTGAGGAAGGATGAAATTGCCACCATGTCTGGTGGCGCTGGTGGAGGTGGAACATTCACTGGTGACATAGCCAAGTTTGCCCGTCCAATTGGTGGCATGGTCGCCAGAAAATACCCATCAATGGATGATTCTAGCAAAAAGAAAAAAAAACCAAAGGTTCTTGAAATGTTCCCTGGAAAAAAAGTTGTTATGGGCGATATTGGTTACTTCTGATTAATTGGTGTTTTATGAAAAAAGATATGGCAATAGTTGGCCTTGGTGTTGTTGGCAATGCCATGCTTCAATCATTCAAAGACAAATTTGACATAACAATTTACGATAAGAACAAGCCGCATTTAAATACAGTTCATGGGGATGGCGCAATTCAAGAGCTTGTTTATTTGACTAATGGACCAATATTTATTTCTGTTCCAACACCCATGAACCAAGACGGCTCTTGCAACACCTCTATTGTTAAATCCGTATGCAAGGAAATCAATGATGCCCACATGAGGCGTGTCACCGAGCAGAGCTGCTATTGCAACCTTTGTGGCATATGTGAGCAAGTTGTGGTTATTCGCTCGACTGTGCCTCCAGAAACTTGTGACAAAATACAAGGTGAGAACCCGTATATTTCAGTTGTTTTTAATCCAGAGTTTCTTACTGAATGTAATGCCGTTGATGATTTTAAGAACCAAGACAGAATTGTGCTTGGTGGCGACAACAAGGCTGTTGAAATGGTTCATTCTTATTACAAAGATGCTTTTCCACTGGCCACTTACAAAAAATGCGGGCGTAAGGAAGCTGAAATGCTAAAATATGTTTGCAATAGCTTTTTGGCGGTTAAGGTCATATTTGCGAATCAGATAAAGTCATATTCTGAAGCCATTGGTGTCGATTACAATGCCGTTGTTGACATGGTGATTTCCGACAAAAGAATGGGTTCCACACACTGGATGGCCCCAGGCCCCGACGGTTTGCCTGGATATGGCGGCAAATGCTTTCCAAAAGATGTTTTGGCTTTTATTGCCGCAGCAAAATCTTGTGGTGTGGATTTTTCTCTCTTGGAAAAAGCCAATGACCTCAATCTCAAGATGCGACCAGAAAAAGACTGGGAAAAAATATCTGGTGTGTTGTCTTGATAATCTCATGATTTCTGGGAGAATGTCATGCTAGGAGAAAAACCATGCATGACATTCTTGACAACCTTACAAATAAGACCATAGATTGCCTTGACCATGGACATGTCACCATCGTTGACATGATGCCAAGGATTGTTCCAAAGGACAGAAAGACGGCTGATTATGCCATCTGCCAGGCGGCAAGGGTGTCTTATGGCGATGGAACAAAGACAGTCAATGAGGATCGTGGCCTTATTAGATACCTCCTTAGGCACAAGCACACAACCCCATTCGAGATGATTGAATTCAAGTTCGCCATGAAGCTTCCAATCTTTGTGGCAAGGCAAATGATACGCCATAGGACTGCGAATGTTAATGAGTACAGCGGAAGGTACTCCGTGATGAAGGATGAGTTTTACCTTCCGACCAATGGCAATGTTAGGCAGCAATCATCAACGAACAAGCAGGGCGGTGATGCGTCAATCGAGGAATCGTCAGCCTTGGGATTCATGGCCGACATTGATGAGATTTGCTCTAAATCATACAAGGCCTATGAGAAGGCCATGTCAGATGGGATATCAAGGGAACAAGCTAGGATGCTTTTGCCAGTCAATCTTTACACAAGTTGGTACTGGAAAGTTGATCTTCATAATCTTCTGCATTTTCTTGCGCTTAGATGCGACTCTCATGCGCAGTGGGAAATCAGGGTATTTGCCGAGGCCATGCTCGAATTGATAAGGCCGCTTGTGCCATGGACAATTGAGGCCTGGGAGGATTACCATGACCATCGTGGTGGGATTAGGCTGACACGGCTTGAGGTTGAGGCTGTCGCCAAGGCTCTCCATGGCGTGCAAATGCCTTCCATCGATTCCGAGAACAAGCGGGAGCAAGATGAGTGGGTGGCTAAGGCATTGAGGCTTGGCATGTCTAACAAATAAATGTCTTGGTAACTCAAGTAATTCACAGCTACTTGGGTGCCATCATGAAGGAAATTCTCGAAAGAATCAAGGGGAGCTCCATACGCATAGGCGTTGTTGGTGACTCTATGCTTGATGAATATTATGATGTGAGCGTTCGCAAGATATCACCAGAATTCCCAATACCGGTGATGCACTCTAAAACCACCAGCCCAATTGCGGTTCTCCCAGGTGGTGCTGCAAATGTTGCCTACCAGCTTGACAATTTTAACCACGAAACATTATTGTGCTCGTTCCTTGATGATGAAGCGGAAGCTATGCTGAAGTCTCATGATGTCGACACATCACTATGCGTTAAGATTGATCCCTATTTAATCCCAAGGAAGAAAAGATTCTACAATGGCGACTTTCCGACATACAGATGGGATGTTGAGATGCACCATTGCGGAATGGAAGATGGGAAGCTGAAAGCTGCTGCCAAGGAACTTGCCGACAAGATAATGGGGGCAAACTTTGATGTGCTCATATTCTCCGACTATGACAAGGGTGTATTTGCCAGCTCTGTTGTCTCAAGCCTTGCTGCGAGACATCCATGCCCAATCAGAATTGTTGACCCAAAGAATGATCTCATGAAGTGGCGTGGCTGCACGCTTGTAAAGCCAAACACATCGGAGGCAAGGTCTCTCACCGGCAAGTCGTCAAGCCGTGACCAGGCAATGTCGATCATGAGTGCAACGGCATGCCAGTCGGTCATAGTCACGGCTGAGGGCTCTGGATTTAGTGGTGTTGATGGTGAGTTTTTCGAATACAAGAGCCCAAGGAAACCATCGTCCGTAAACAGTGTCATAGGCGCTGGCGATTGTTTCATAGCATTCCTTGGGCTGTGCATGGGAAATGGCGTGTGCGTGCGAAGGTCGGCTGAGTTCGCCTTTGAGATGGGGTCGACCTATGTCACGGACAAGCACAACAAGCCAATAGACATGGAGAGGGCAAGGCGTGCCATCCTTGGCAGCGAGTCAAAGATAGTGCCATACGATTCTCTTGCGAGCCGTGACTTCAAGCTTGTGGTCACCAACGGATGCTTTGACATATTGCATGCAGGCCACATACAGAGCCTTGAATTTGCAAAGAGGCAAGGCGATAGGCTGATGGTTGCCGTCAACTCAGACCACTCCGTATCCAGAATCAAGCCAGGCAGGCCAATCAACAAGCTCCAGCACAGGATGAAAATGCTTGCCGGACTTGAGTGTGTTGATTATGTGTGCTCTTTTGATGAGGAGACGCCACGAAAATTGATGGATATCGTTAGGCCTAATGTTATTGTCAAGGGCATGGACTACCATGGCAAGGAAGTTGTTGGATCCAATGTCGCAGGTGAGGTGATCTATGCACCATTCGTCGATGGCGTTTCAACCACTGGAATCATAGAGTCTATTGTCAGTCGCAAAGACATTTAGTGGCGCATTTTTCAGAATTGTGTGGGCAGCCACATTTGCTTTCACAAACGCACTTCTGACAATACTTGTGATCATGCATGGCTTCGTTTGCAGCTTTTCTGTATTGTGGAAACATGATGAACATATTCAAGAAAAATCCAACAAACAAACCGAAAAGTATATTCAAAACACAGCATTTTTTCATTTTATTTACCTCTGTCATATATAGTTGTTGGAGGGGAAAATGCTAAACTTTAAGATATGGTTGGCCAAAGAGGATGCTGATTTGAGCAGTGTGTTGAAGGGTGCCACCATCACACTCATAGGCAAGGATGCAACTAAGGCCAGCGCCCCAAAAATAGTCACTCAACTCGTTAAGGATCCAAATGTCAAGCAAGCCTCGGACAAATCGCTTGATCCAGTGGCTATTGATCCAAAAAAACTTGGATCCTTTGTCCAGAACCAGATAAAGACAGCCATTGACCAGCAAAAAAAAGATCAGAAGGCAGCGGCCATGGCTGGAAATGCATGATGACTTTTCAACAATTTTTGGTTGAGAAAATGTACGGCTACAATTCCAAGGGCGCAAACTCCCCAGCAAAGCTTATGTCAAAGGCCGTGCGCCCAGCCAAGCCGGTCACAAGTCTGTTGCCCAATAAAAAAAAGAAATGACTAAATTAGTTCATGATTGGAATGACCGGTGAAAGACTGAGTGTGCTTCTCTGTTGTGAGCATCTGCTACATCATGAGTGGATGTCATTTGTTAGCTGGTACTCATTTCAAAGAAACCTCCCAGATGCAAAGTTTTCCATGCTTTGCACAAGGGTTGGCATGAAGTATGACATATTTAGGTGGACGAAGCGTGCCGGCATACAGTTCCAGATAACAAGGAATAGCGATCCAATGCATCGCTTGGCCTATGCCATAAAGAGTGGAATGGCAACCCTTCCGGCTCTTTTGATACGGCCAGAGGTTTTGTGTGTTAGGGAATTTGACAATGACCCAAGCTATCTAGTTGGAAATCGCCACAAGGGGTCATGCATGCTGGTGTCCGAGGATGATTTGCCATCCATATATGACGATCGACTGTGCTGCGATGCAAGCGAATCTGACTTTTGTAATTTTGTCACATATGAGAATGGCTGGGGCAACTTCAAGGTTGAACCATGGGTCAATAAAAGTGGCAACCCACTGCAGCGCAGGCTGAGACATTCCGATGGTGCCGTTGGCATGAATGAAAGGCGCATAGGAAATATTTGGGATGGGGCGATAGGTGCTTTCTACTGCATGTCTAGGAGTTGATATGAAAAGATTTGATTATGATGAAGAAAACGATGATGACAATGAGGATGATGAAAAATTTGACGATGACCAGCCCCAGCCAATATCGCACAATGATTACAAGGATCTCATAGAGGGTGATCAAGCCATTCAGCATGAGACTGTTGCTCTTGGCTACCTTGAGCTTGACCAAAGGCTACTCAACAAGGCCATCAAGATCTGCGAGGGATCAGTACTCTGGAACTTTTACAGCATGCAGACTCGTTTATCTATGATATCGAAAGCCTATACCAGGCTCAAGAAGATGATTGACGCATAGGAGCTGTTAGATGCCTACATACGCATTTGAATGCAAGAAGTGCAAGAGTCAGTGGGAGGACATTGCCGAGTATGACAGTAAGGGTAAGTATCCTGGGGTCTCATGCCCAAGGTGCAAGTCGAAGTCCAAGACAAAGCTTTTGACGACATGCAGGTTCAATTTCACAAACCCAGTTGATACCGACAAATGGAACAGCGAGTCCACAGGCCATGACTTTAGGCATAAGTTCAATGTTGATAGGCCTGGTGGCGTGAGGGACCAGAGAAGAAATGCAGAGGACAACAGCCACATGGGAGCCCAACCGTACAAAGAGATGAACGATTTTGGCAGCGATGCTGCGTGGGGCGATGTAAAATAATGCTCATAAATCTTTTCGGGCGACATGTGCCAGCCTTATAATGTCACAGGTGATATTTCATGCCCACAAGTGGAGAAATTAAATGAATGCATTGAAGAAGTTCATAGGCAACTTTGACCAGACCAAATTCAAAACTCTTAATTCGGAGATGTCATTTTCCGAGTATATAGACTTGTGCTACCAACAGCCAAGACTCATCCGCAATTCGTGGCAAATCATTTACGACATGATAATGGAAAAGGGGCACACCACTGTTGAGGAGTATAGGAAGACATATAAGCACTATGCCTTCTTCGACAATCCAGATTCACCAATCATTGGTTTGACCCCATCCAAGGATGCCTTGGTTAAATTTATCAAGGGTGCGGCTGGTTCATTCGGCACTGAGAAAAGGATTCTGCTTTTGCATGGGCCGGTTGGCAGCTCCAAGTCGACCCTATGCAGACTTTTGAAGCGTGAGCTTGAGCGCTATTCCACAACCGATGCCGGTGCATGGTACACCTTTAAGTGGGTCAATCTTCCAACTGGCCAGGATGGAATCTATGTCAAGGATGAGGATGAGTGCCCTATGCATGAGCAGCCACTCAAGCTTCTGCCATTTGAGATACGCAAGCCCATCGTTGAGGAACTGAATCGTGTTCTTTCTGAGTCCGTCCCTGAATCAGAAAGAAGCGAGCTTTACACTCTAAAGTGCGAAGGCGAGCTTGACCCACGCTGTAAGTTTTTCATGAGGGAGCTATTGGTTCGATATGATGGCGATCTTGAGAAGGTTCTTGAAAAGCACATCAGAGTCATCAGGAAAACATTCAATGAGGCCGATCGTGTTGGCATCGCCACATTCCAGCCAAAAGATGAGAAGAACCAAGACTCCACCGAGTTAACAGGCGACATAAACTTCAGTAGGATCAGCGCCTTTGGCTCTGATTCCGATCCACGAAGTTTTAATTTTGACGGCGAGTTTTGCGTTGGCAATAGGGGCATGATTGAGTTTATTGAGGCACTCAAGCTTGATCAGGCGTTTTTATACGATCTTCTTGGAGCTAGTCAAGAGCAGAGCATCAAGCCCAAGAAATTCAGCCAGGTTTCAATAGACGAAGCGATTGTGGCGCATACCAACAACCCTGAATACGAACGCCTGCGGAGCAATCAGTACATGGAAGCCCTCCGTGATCGCACGGTTAAGGTTGATGTTCCGTACACACTGCGCTGGAGTGAGGAATTGAGAATTCTTGAGAAGGACTATGGGCCGAGCAAGGTAAAGCAACACATCGCCCCGCACACACTTGAGGTTGCGGCGCTTTGGGCTGTTCTTACAAGATTGAACG